AAAGCCGACAACAAGTCGTGTCGGCTGACGCTATTGTAAAGAAGGGCATATCTGGCGACGTATCCGCAGACGCTATTATTGAAAGGGCTGTAGACCAGAGCGTTTCCGCAGACGCCATTATTGAAAAGCAAATTGAACAATCTGTGGTAGCAGACGCAATTATTAAGAAGTCTGTTGAGCAAGCGGTAACTGCAAGTGCTTGGGTTCTTGGTGTCGGTGGCGGGAGTATAACCGCCGATGCGACAATAAAGAAGCAGATTGAGCAATCCATAACTGCTGGTGCCTGGATAGCTGGAGTTGGCGGCGGTGCAATTACTGCCAACGCTGTCATCAAGGCGTCCGTTTCGGATTCCATTACGGCAGGTGCCATAGTCGAGTCTGCTGTATCGCAGTTGATATATGCCGACGCTATCGTAAAGAAGCAAGAGTCGCAAAGTGTAACAGCTGACTCCATAATCGAAAAGGCTACAGAATCAAGCATATCCGCTGACACCGTTATTGTAAGGGCCACGGAACAGTCTGTTGTAGCAGATGCTGTTATTAAGGCTTCTGTAGGCCAGTCGGTAAAGGCAAGTGCAGTTATTGAGTCGTCGGTTGAGCAGTCGGTAACAGCAGACGCAATCATTGTAAAGGCCGCACAGAGTTCTATAAGCGCAGATGCGGTTGTAGAAAAGGCAGCAGAACAATCAATAGTGGTCAACGCGGTGATCTCTTGCGTTGGCAAGCCCGTGTGGGTATCGCCTGCAAATATGGGGCCAGCTGGATCGTCTCCTGTGTTAGTGTTTACGATACCAGATTCGCCATTTAGTATGCACTTCAGATTGGAGTTAGACAAGGTAGACACATTTGATAGTGGAGACTATCAAAAATTTGAAACGTGGGTAGACACTACTGGTTGGGAATATTACGACGGTGGTACATGGCAACCGTTCCCATCAACGGGTGTGCCAAATACATACTCTGGAAACGATTGTAGATATACAGTACAAACGCCACTGTCTTCTGGTACATGGTATAGGAAAGTTACGGGAGGTAAGGCATAATGGCAGACCTCCAACTTTGGGTTGCGTCGGAACAATCAACAGGTGCGTGGAATACAACTGGTTCTACGCCATATCTTGACGCACAAGATCAGCCTACAAATTATATCTATAGCACTGGAAGAAACGCTGACTCTGGCGTATATCTGTTTGATACAACGTCCGAGACTGGCACAATCACCTCCGTCACGCTTTATATTTACGCATATGGAGTTGCGAGCAGTAACTTTACGTCAATACTAAGTGGTTCTGATACAGGGCTTGGGCCTCCTGCTTCGTGGGGATGGGTAAACGTAGACGTTTCCAGTATCCTTACAACGTGGGCGCAGATCAACGCTGCTACGATATACTTCGACAGGCCGAACACAACTAATGACGCTGGTGTTGACGCTGCATATCTGTACGTTGTATATCAAGGCGCTACTCCTCAAAGTGGGAGTATAACAGCCAATGCCTTTATTGAGAAAACTAACTAACCGCAAAATCGATCATCAAAAAGCCGCAGGCTGGAAGTGTAGATGCAGATGCAACGGTAAAGAAGATTGGGCTAGGCGGAAGCATAAATGCCGACGCGTTGATTGTACAGACCAATGAAGGTAGCATAGATGCAGACGCTACAATCAAGACGACCATAAGTGATTCTGTTATAGCAAAAGCTATAGTCAAGACTTCTATAGGTGACTCTTTTGTAGCCGACGCAATTGTACTTCGTGGCGCGGAACAATCTGTAACGGCGAGTGCGTTCATCCTTGGCGGTACATCTGACAATATTACAGCTGACGCCATAATTAGAAGGTACATAGAACAGAGCGTTGCTGCGCGATCTATTGTCAAGAGGTCTGTTAGCCAGGGTATATCAGCTGATTCTAACATAACGGCAACGGTTGAAGGTTTTATTACCGCAAAGGCATTTATCTTGGCGGGTGGCGCAGCCTATATAGTGGCTGATGCAATTATAAAAAAGCCCGTAGATGGATCGATTAGTGCAGGGGCAAGTATTGTTGGTATCATACAACAAAGCATAACGGCTGATGCAATTATCGATCTGACTTGCTTTGGCCCAACAAGCGATACGTGGCAGAATGATGTTACAGAGGCAACCTATATTGTTGCAGATGCAATTATTTTGGTTGGCAGAGAAAATAGTGTTGATGCCAATGCTATTATTAGGAAAACAGCAAGTCAAAATATATACGCAGATGCAACCGTCAAGAAAGAACAACTTGATAGCATAACGGCAAACGCCTGGATCGAAAAGGCTCAGGCTGGGAATATCTCGGCTGATGCGATAATCGAAAAACTAACAGAGCAGTTCGTTACGGCGAATGCATATATCTCTGTTGTTGGCGGAGAGTCAATCCTTGCCAATGCTGTTATCAAAAAGCAATCTAGTGATAGTGTAACCGCAGGCGCTTGGATAGAGTTGGCCCAAGAAAGCAGCGTTACAGCCGATGCTGTTGTTACAAAGACTGTAGAACAGTCTATAAGTGCAAAGGCTTATATACAAGTAAGCGGCATTGAGACAATCTCCGCCGATGCGATTATCCTGAAGCCGCAAAGTGGCAATATTATAGCAAGTGCCTGGATTGGCGCGAAGATAGAACAGTCGATTGCGGCCAACGCAATAATCATAGGCGTTGTAGAACACAGCGTTGTAGCAGACGCCATTATAGAGGCGGGTAGGCAGTATAGTATAATAGCCTATGCTATTATTAATAAGCCTATAGAGTCTAGCGTCGGCGCAGATGCTGTTATTGTTAGTGCGAGTAGCAATAGCGTTGCGGCAGACGCTATTATAAGACAACAAGCGGAATATAGCATTGTCGCTAATGCGATTGTTGCAAGAGTGGCAGAGGATAGTGTTACTGCTGACGCAATAGTCAAGGTTGTCGTAGAACAATCCTTGGTGTCAAACGCAACAATCAAGAGGACTGTTGAGCAATTCGTAACAGCAGACGCAAGGGTTGTAGTTGCTGGATCGAATAATGTTGTTGCGAGTGCTTGGATTATTGCGGCAAGGGCTGGAAGCGTTACGGCAAATGCCGTGATTAGAGAAGCGCCTTGTCCAGACGTGACGATTAATGTTATAGCTGACGCTATACTGTACAATGCTGAAGATGATAGTGTCACATCAGATCGGGTTTTTTACAGTGTCACTTGCAATATTCTTTGGAATGAGGTAGAATGCAATTACACTGTAGATCATATAGTGTTTAATGAGAGTTGCTAATGGCGAAAATAATTGTTGGTATAATTGATGACTTTTACACAGGCGAAACAGTAGAGATTACTGTTTTGTGTAAAAAAGAGGGAGTGGCTCAGGATATAACAGGAGACACCGTTACGCTTACCGTCAAGGAGAATATTTCCGACGCTGATTCCAGTGCGGTTTTGCAAGAGGACGCAGACGTAACAACTTATGGTGCCGCTGGGACTGCGTATTGGGAGTTAACAACGACTATGACTGATATTGATCCTGGGACATATTATCTTGACATTGTATGGTATGACGGTACAATGGAACACGTTGTATATAGCAGGGCTATAAATGTCCTGGAAAGAATAAGCGATAAATAGGAGACTAATTTAAAATGAACGAGATTACTACGGCCCAAGGATTTATGTTGTGGCTTACGTCAGCCGCAGGGCTTGGTGTTGCCGTGACGTTTGTTGTTGGCCTGATTAAGAAAGTGTGGCCCAATCTGCAAGGATGGGCGGCTCTTGGAGTTACAATTGGCGTGGCAGTTTTGCTTGGCGTCGGAGGAACGCTGGCCCTAGAGTTCAAGGTATTTGAGTATATTGAACCGTATTGGGGAGTAATTATAGCAATTGCAACGGTGGTTGGAAGCTTTGGCACATCACAATTGCTTTACCACGCGGCTCCACGAACTGGAGATAAGTAAGTAGGCGGTCGGAGGCACACATGGGCAGGATTGACTTTATTGAACGCGTTGATATATTCAGCGAGTTCTACGATGCGTTTTCTTTGTCAAGGGACGCTGTACAAAGTGCGCTAGGTGGAGACCTTAATGGCATGGCTAATAAAGCGCAATTTATATATCCAAAACTTCGCTTTGTAAAGCTAAATATGCAAAGGTACATATTTGCGTCACAGTTTCTCAGAGACACAGATTACGTTATAGATGTTCCGTGTGGGACGGGGTATGGTACTGTAATACTGGCGAGTAATGGTAATGAGGTTCTTGGACTAGACATTGATGCCGACGCGATAGAGGAGGCATCTGATATGTACAGGTTCCCAAACATTGAGTTTGGAGTTGCCGATATGATGAATGATGTTTTGCCAAGGGCAGACTTTATAACTTGCCTTGACGGTCTAGAACACGTAAGCCCTGGCGAAGCGTTGATTGAGAGGTTTGTGGAGTCACTCAACGATCAAGGCATACTCGTTATTAGCGTTCCAATTAACGAGCTTGCTATAACTGGTGGCGAGAGTAATCCGTTTCATATGGAGGACTATACGCCAGAGAAGCTGGAAAAGTTGTTGAGTAAATATTTTGACTCCGTGACGCTTTTTGGTCACGATATGTATGGATCAATATCTGGAGTGACTGAGGCGTTTGACGGAATAACCGCGATTTGTATGGGGTAATCTATGTGGAAATATTGTACAAAGGGTGACGTTGCTGATTATTCTGGCATAAGTGAAGAGCGAATAAAAGATAGCTGGAGTAACATAGTAGAGGGCTTGATTGAAGAGCATACTGGCGACGCGTATGGCGGAACAACCACATATACAGAATACTATGATGGCAACGGTACAGATACACTTGTTCTAAGATATGCTCCCATAGTTTCTGTAACGTCGTTGTCTATAGAGGGGGTTGACTTACAATCAACCGAATACAAGGTATATAGCAGCGGATACATTAGGCTTACAAGTGTTACTGGAAGTGCGCTTGACAGGGCAACAGGGAGTGTTGGTTCTGCTTTTCCAGTAGGGCAGCAAAATGTTTTGGTTGTATATGTGGCAAACGACGCGACTGTTCCAGCGATAGTGAAATTGGCAGCGATATTGTGTATATCTGAGCTTGCGCTTACCGCAGAGCGTGGCGGGGCTGACAGTTCTTTGGCGGTGTCGCGTGCTTCGCAGCGTGCGGGTGAAAGCGACAGGACTTTTGTTCGGTCTGTCGATGTATCTGGTAAAATCAGGACTATAATCAGAAACACGATTGGGCAAAAGTGGAGATTTGAATAATGCCTTATAGTGTTAGGGTAACTGGATTGGACTGGTGGGAAAAACGTGTCATCTATTTCTCGTCTGGTGGGCTAGAGAAAGAGGCGGTTATGCCAGCCATGAAGGAGCTAAGTAGTCAATTCCGAAAAACGCTTACCACGCTATTCAAGCCTGGTGGTGGTAAAGGAACTGCTTATGAACACGGCTACACTGGAAAGTACCTTATGGGCCTGTATAATGTTGTAACAGGAGAAGGCCTAAAGATCATAGAGGGAAATCCAAAGGGCGGCAAGGAAATACGAGAGGGTGGCAAGCCTGGAAGCTGGCTAGATGTATATTTGTGGGCGCGTAGGAAATTGCAGGTGGACGCTCCAGACGCCAAGAGGATAGCCACGGCGCTACAGAAGCGTGGCTATATAGGCGGTGGTAGCTCTCCGCTCAAGCTAGAGTATCCTAGTGGCGCTCCCAAATTCTCTTTTCCAGAATGGATTGTTACTATCAAGAATAAAGACGATATTGACAAAGCGGCCCGAAGTGTGGAGTCTCTAACAGTTAGGTATTTGAGGTAGATATGTCTTATACTTTTGCTGAAAATATACAAAGTGTGTTGATTGATAGCGTGTCAGCGTTTCAGTCAGATGATTCTGGATCTAATCTTGGAGTCGGTTACACTGGATGGGACAATGCTTATAGGTATGCAAGGCTGAATGCCCTTGATGTGTTTGGCTCTATTTTTCCAGCGACGGGCGACGATCAAAACACAAAAGCTTTTGGGTATGGAATGTGGACGTGGGCGTATTACATACGAATCCACGTGCGCTTCGACGTATCGGCTGATCCGTCTCCAGATGAGGTTATAGCAAATCTTTCAACGAGCATACTCGCCGCGTTGTCTGATGGAGACAATGCGCGTACTGTTGCGCCAGGAGCATATGCAAAGGTTGTAGCTGCAAATTATCTTGGCGAGCCAGAGAATATTGAAGATGTAACATATCTGACGTTAGAGTTTCTAACGTCAGTAAAGGCGCAGTTTGAAAGATAGTAGAATGGGCGAAAAAAACAATGATGGTTTCTTGACTTGTATGGAAGCATGTGATACAATTGCTTTGCTATGTAAACAAGACATTAACAGCTTGATTGTGAATAGGGAGTTTATGTCAGCTTGTATGACTGTCTTGGCAACAAGGCTTGTAGAACTTCCAGTGGATATGGTTAAACCCATAGCGGAAGTACAAAAGTCTATTTACGATTTACTAGGGATAGAGGTTTATGAAGATTTTAACAGTGGCCCCTGGTCCAAAGTTCTCAACGTATGATACATTCAAGTATTATACGCAGGCTTTTAAAGTGCTTGGGGCAGAGGTAAGGCCGTTTAATTACCATGATCATTATGCTTATCATGCGACGGCTCTTTCCTATATAGAGGATAGTAGTGCGGAGGATGCCGACTTGCAGACAAGGGCGATTCAATTAGCTGCAGAATCGCTAATATCTACAATAGCAAGGGGCAAGCCCGATCTTGTTTTTGTTGTTTCTGGACTTGCGCTTCCGCCAGCGGTTTGGGATTGGTTCGACGCATTTAATGATTCTTTAAAAAAGAGATTCAAAACGATGGTGCTTTTTACAGAGTCTCCATATATTGATGAAACACAATATCCTCTTATTGAGAGGGTTGATTTTGCAGCAACTATGGATTTGGCAAGTCTTGAGAACTTTAAGGCTGCCAACAAAGACTCTTTTTATATAAGACACGCTTATTCGCAGTTTGTGCATTATCCACGGCCAAGAAGTACAAACTACGGCGCAGATGTTTTTATGGTTGGCACAGGTTTTCCAGAGAGGATAAACTTGCTTGCCAGTGTAGATTGGAATGACATTGACTTGAGAATATTTGGTGGCAATTGGGGCGATCTAGGAGATGAGCTTGACGACTATTACAGCGCCGAGTTCCTAGACAATGAAGAGATTGTCCCGCAGTATTATACCAATTCAAGAGTCAGTCTGAATATCTTTAGGACTGCTAAATGGCCTGGTAAGAATGTATTGCATATCGATCCAGGCTTGGCATATAGTATATCCCCACGGTGCTATGAAATACTAGCGTGTGGCGGATTCCTTTTGACTGATTCACGGCCAGAGTTAACAGAACTCTTTAAAGACAAAAGGGATATGGTCGTGTTTGATGGTGCCGAAGATCTTAGTGATAAGGTTCGGTATTATCTCACACACCCACGCCAGAGGAACAAGATTGTTGCCTCTGGTATGCGCAGAGTCAGTGGGCAAACCTATGAGGCTCGCGCAAAAGAAATATTAACATATATAGATGAAAGAACATAACTGGAGGGTGTTATAATGGCAAAGGTTGTATGTATAGACGCTCTCGTTTACTTCGATGGTAACGTATTGGCGGAACGGTCAGACGCAACAATTAGTTGGGATACTGACATCGCCGAAGCGCGGCCATTCAAAGCTTCAGCGGCACAAGCGTTTGCTGACAAGTCCCCAACATGGAAGAGTTGGACAGCTTCGCTTGAGGGCTTTTATGATGACGCAGATGATGCACTTGTTACCGCTGCTATCAACAACACTCGCGGTATGCTGATTGTATATCCGACACGTTCGAATATGACGAACTACTGGTATGGATATGCATATATCGCAAATGTTGAGCATGGTATCAATTCTGAGGACTTCTCAAGCCTGAGTGGTGAAGCAGAAGGTGACGGGACCCTAACTTGGGTTAACAACACATAAAATCATGGGCGGGAAGGTTAGCGCCTTCCCGCCCATTAAATAAAAACTAGGAAAGAAAAGGTATACAGAAATCATGGCGAATTACAGATGGGATGATGAATTTCCTCTAGTCCTCTACATTGAGGACGAGCAGGTAAATCTTGAGACAAAAGGTATAGAATACGCAAGGCAATTTGGGCAATTGACTTCATGGCTTGGCAAGTATGCGTTGCCAGCCCTGATGTCTGCGTCTGACTCTGGTGATCTTGACCAGAATGACGTTAGTGTGGTTGTTAGTTTGCTGACAAACTTCATGGACCTTGGTTTTACGCCAGAGGCCATTGTGGAACTTGCTGGCATTCTTATCAACAAGGATGCTAAGTTTGTAGAGGAGTACTTTGATCCAGGGTGGTTTGTTGAGGCGCTTCTGCGTTCATATGATTATCGCCCTGGCGTAAAGGCAGCATTTACAAGCGTGTATCAACGGTTTTTTCTGGCAACACGCGCCAAGCCCGTTGATGCGAAGGATGAAGCATCAGATTAGGCAGGCCTATGGATTCACCGACGAGCAAATATATGAACATATAGCAACAGACGGTGAGGATTGGGCAATCGAAGCTTACGAATTTATAATGGAGGATCGCAATACCTATTGGCAGATGATGACAGCTGTTTTGCCAGTCGCAAGGACTCCTATGGACAAGAAGGGTGGGAAGGCCCTACAGCGATACACAAAACAGTTAAGGCTTGCTCTTGAGAAGAGCTTTGCGCCGTGGATTAATCAACGCCGCATAGCAAAGATTAAAGCAAGGCTGGCAAAACCTCCAAAGGGTGTTGTTTATGACGAGAATGGGAATGTCATAAATACCAACGATCCTGATTGGTGGAAAAAACTGGTATGACGGACAAGTTTGACGTTCTAGACAAATATGTTACGGTGAAGTGGTCAACTAGAACAAAGAGTCATTATGTTGATCGCGGATATAAGTATACCGCTATGGGCAGAGAGTTTAAAGTGGCGGTAACAGACCTTCCAGACATGTCAAAGGAAAAAGTCTTAATCCGTTGTCCTGAGTGTGGGGAAACCCGCAGGGTTGCATGGCAATCAATAGCTGGAAAAGATAACACTTATTGTCAAAAGTGTGCATCGAAAATAGCCAACTTTGAAGACCTGACTGGTCAAAAGTTCGGCAGGTTGTTTGTTGTTGGTCTATCGGATAGGCGCGGGAATCGTGGTCAGTATTACTATGACTGTAAATGTGACTGCGGGAATGACACAACAGTAGAGGGAACTTCTCTGTCGTCTGGTGCAACACAGTCTTGTGGTTGCCTACAGCGCGAAGTCTCTAGCGAGAGAATGAGTGCTATGGTTGGGGAATTAAACCCGATGTGGGACGCAACAAAGACTGATGAGGATCGCGATAGTGGGCATACTAGCGCAGGACATCAGGCTTGGAGGGCAAGTGTTCTGGAGCGCGACGAGTATACGTGCGCGTGTTGCGGAAGTAATAAAGACTTACACGCACATCATATATTGCCGTACTCCGAATACATAGAGCTTAGAGAAGACGTTGATAACGGTATCACTTTATGTGATGGCTGTCACAAAAAGTTCCACATAAACTATGGCGCGTATGTTACGAATGTGGAACTGGATGAATTCCTAATGGGGTGTGATTAGTGGCAACGCCTGTAATCATTGAAGTAAAAGCTAATGCTTCGCAAGCGCGAAGAGAGTTTGACGGTTTAAGCCAGTCTTTCAAGGCATTTGGCGCTAGTGTACGGTCTGTGGTGGCTATGTCATCACAGGCCGTAACTGGCATTCGCCAGATGGCGCAGGGTATTCAAAACCTTGGCTTTACAATGTCTGCCATGATTGGGTTGCCTGTAACTGCGGCACTCAAAACAATGACGAGTGAGGCTGTTGATTTTGAGAAAAAGTTGGTTGAGGTAGAAAAGACAACTGGCCTTGCGAAAAGTCAAGTTGGTGAGCTAGGCAAAGAGCTGCGCGAGTTGGCTATGTCAACGCCAACAAGCGCAAAAGACCTAGCGGAGCTTGCTGCTGAGGCTGGCCGTGCTGGTGTTGGTTTAGGGCAAACGCTTGCTGGAAACGTGCAAGCGGCACGGCAAGAGATACTAGAGTTCGTCCGCGTTATGGATATGATGCAAGTCTCCACAACGCTTACTGGTGAGGCGGCTGCTGAGGCCTTCTCTCGTTTTATTACTCTCTTTGCAGACATCGATACCTCTAACATTGAGAACCTTGGCTCTGCTATCAATGAGTTGGGACAGGCAACGTCCGTATCTGAAGACGAAATCGTAGGCGCTATGCTTAGAATAGCACCTGCGGCATCGACACTTGGACTGTCTGCATCTGAGGTTGCAGGCCTTGCAACGGCAATAACGCAGATGTCCGAAAGTATGTCGCGTGGTGGTACTCGTGTTCGCGTTGCGCTTGAACAAATGACCATAAACTATAAAGAGGCAGCAAAGCTGATTGGCGTAAGCACAGAAGAGATGGCTAAGAAGCTTAACGAAGAAGCGCTGCCAACATTTATAGAACTGGTTTATGCAATAGGACAAATCGAAGATGCGACAACATCAACAAAGGTTGCCGCTGACATATTTGGAACAACTGGTGCCAACGCTGTAAAAAGGTTTGCGGCTGCATATCCCGAATTGCAAATGCTTATGGAGTTGTCAAACCAATCATTTGAAGACGGCACATCGCTACAAAGAGAATTTGATCGTGCGCTGACATCAACGTCTGCGCAATTTGACATCCTCAAAAACGCCATCATGGAAGCTGGTTATACGTTTATGCAGGACTTGTTGCCAATTGCACAAGAGATCATAAGCGCCCTTATTCCAGCTGTCCAAGAGCTTACAGAATGGGTTAAGTCATTAACGACAGAACAAAAGCTTCTTGCCGTTGGGATAGCTGCACTTGTAGTAGTCGGGTTGCCGTTGCTGGCACTCCTTGGCTCTCTTGGATTTGGCTTTGCCATGATCATAAATGGTGCCGTTAACCTGATCGGTGGCCTTGTTGGGCTTCTTGCTACGGTACTTACGTTTGGCGGTGGATTGTCGTTCCTGACGACAATACTAGGAGGCCTTGCTGCTGTAATTGGCGGGGCGCTAATAGTTAATCTCCTAAAATCTGGAGACGCGTTTGACAAAATCATAGAGAAGCTACAAGAGGTAGCTGACGGTGCCCTTGATTGGGGCGAAAGTCTTATTGCCAATATTGCAGAGGGGATTGTACGGGCTGCGGCGAGTGTGCTTGTACAAGCCCTTGAATTTGTTGGTAATATAATCTCGTCATTCCTAGAAAGCCATTCGCCTCCTGACACTGGCCCACTTAGCACGATTAATGAGTGGGGAACAAGGCTGATAGACACCTATCTGCAAGGCTTTAAGAAAGCTGACTTTAGCATACTGAAAGACGTTGCTGGCATTATTAGCAACGTCTTGAGGAACATGGTAGACATTGGCAAAATAAACGAGATAGACTTCGGGCCAATGCTTGCCAACGCACGCACTTTCGTTGCTGAGTTGATAGATGTATTTAACAAAACTGGTGTAATTGCCGAAGATGTGCTTGCCAAGATTGGCGATATGCTTGGTGGCGCAGGCGACGAGATAGTTAAGCTGTTAAGGCTTCAACTGCAATACAATAAAGCCCTAAAAGACCTTGAGGATATTAGAAGTAAAAAGGCCGATATACAAGAGGCTTATGAGGCAGAGGCAAGGGCTATCCTTGCTCGCACAGACCTAACCGAAGCTGAGAAACTTGCGGCAATTATGACTGCAAAGAAACGGCGCGATTTGGCTATGACAAACGCCGACACCGAAGAGGCGGCGGCACAAGAAAGCGTCGATGGTCTTAAAGAGCAAGTAGAATGGCAGAGAGAATACATTGGTGCCATGATGGATCAGGATAGTGTCCTGGTCGATCATCTAAAGCTCATCGAAAAGCTAAGCAAGGTTATCCAAAAAGCTGCAAGTAGCATAAAGTCACTTGCGGATAAAATAGCTGACCTGATAGCCGATCTTTTGAGACAGCTAGAAATAAATGAGCGCCTAAAAGAGTTGTACGAATCAAAGGGGATGGATACAACGCCGCTTTTGAGGAAGGAGCTAAGTCTGCGTAAGCGGCTCATTGAAGCTCTTATGGAAAAGAAACTCATGTATGAGGACATGAATAAAGAGCTTCCAGAGGCCGAGTGGATGCACCTGTCTGAAGAAGAAGAAAAGATGCTCAATGACAACATTGACCGTATCAAGGAATTAGAAGCTACCCTTGATATGGATCCAGACGCCATCAATATTCAAGTTGATACAGACGAAGCAACCGCAGGCGCTGAAGCTGTTCAAGAAAGTATAAAGAAGCTAAAAGACCTTGGAGACACTGTAAACAACACGCTTGCGAAGGGCAAAGGTTTGTGGGATGCCTTTAAGAGAGGTCTTACAGGCGTTGACTTGCCGAAGCCAAAAACAGATTTTAAGTCTCTTGGTTTGACAAAGGCAGAGTTTGATGCGCTTACACCAGAGGAGTTGCAGCAACTTGTTCCACCGCTTGACGAGTCTATGGTTAAGTTCCACGAGTGGGGCGCGAAGATAAAAGAAACGTGGGACAAGGTAAAAACAACAATAGACGAGATTGGTGCCAAGTGGGAAGAGTTTAAGAGCAAGATTGGTAGCATATTTGGCGATGTAAAGAAAGAGTTTGGCGGTATTGAAGTGCCAGATGCTATGTACAGGTCAGCCGATCAGCTTGCAGCCGTAGAGGGACGCTTTAGCGAAGTCGGAGACTCATTTAAAAAGTATGCGCCAATTATCCTGTCTCTTGGTGCCGCTATTCTGTTTTTGAGGAAGCCGCTTTCTGGTCTATCATCATGGCTTCTGTCGCCAAAGACCGTTGGCTTGCTTGGAGATGCTCTAGGCGGTCTTGGCAGTACAATTGGTGACTTGGCAACTGCATCTGCGACAAAGGGTTCCGCTGTAAAGAAGGGGCTTGGTGGAGCATTTGAGACACTTTATCTGAAAGGACTATTCCTTATTGACGGCATAAAGGGAATCCCAACGGCCCTTGCAAAACTTCCTGGTGCGCTTGGCGGAAAGTTGCTAGGTGGCATAAAGACATTCTTTGGTCTGTTCACTGGTGGTATTTCGTCAATAGGCCCAATGATTGGCAGCGTAGTTTCTGGTATTGCTGGCGCGGCGACAACTATTGGATCGTTTGTTGGAACGATAACGCTAATTGGCGGTGCGGTTGCTGCAATTGGCGTTGCTGTGGGTGTTGCTATTGCATACATTAGGAAAAACTGGTCAGAGTTTAAAGACAAGTTCCTTGGCATTTGGGACAACATAAAGCAGGCGTTTTCTGGCTTTGTTGATAATATCAAACAAGCACTTGGGCTTGGGGGCGCAGGTGGCGAAGGTATAAAGTTCGCCGATATACTCCAAAAAATTTATGACAAAGCGGAGCCTGTTGCCAAATTCCTTGCTGGTGCGTTTACAAAGGCACTGCAGGTTATAAGTGGCTTGCTAAAGATTATATTGCCTGCTCTTGGCAAGGCGTTTGGTGGTATATTCCGTGGCATCGCGGCTGTTGCTGGAGGAATACTGGATGTATTAGGTGGTATATTCCAGGCGATTGAGGGTATATGGAATGGTATAACTAAAGGTGATTGGTCCTTGCTGGAGGGTGCCTGGGAAAAACTAAAGACTGGAGTGCTTGAGATTCTTGGTGGGCTTGGCACCGCAATCGCTGGTGTATTCCTTGGCATTGGCGACACCATTATGGGAATCATAGGTAGTATCGTTGACGGCATTGGGAATGTCTTTGGCATGACAGACCTAATGCAAAAGATCAAGGGCTTTGTTGATGGCATAATTGGGTGGTTCCAATGGCTGTGGGAGAAGCTTATTGGTCGGTCAATTATCCCTGACATTGTTGAGGGAATCAAAAAGTGGTTTGAGAAATTGCTCAAGCCATTCCAGCCAGTGTTTGATGCGATCAAGCGGTTTGTTGATTATCTCAAGATGGCTTGGAAGTTTGTCTCTAAGGCATTTACCGCTGGTGGTGCAGAAAAAGGATTTGCGGCGTTGCTCAAGGTCATTGGGCCTTTTAAAAAGGTTCTTGGCCCTGTGATAAAAGTATTCTACCAATTGTATAAAGTTGTATCGCCTATTATCGATGCTCTCAAAACAGGATTTAAGGAAGGCGGAATCAAAGGTGCGTTTGAGGCTATTAAGAAAGTCTTGCCAGATGTGATTAAAAACCTTGGCAAACTTCTTGGAAGCATGATGACAATGATTCCAAAGATGCTGATTGGCCTAGCACAAATGTTGTGGCCTTGGATCACAGGTACACTCATTCCTTGGGTTACAAGCGTCGTATCTACTGTTTGGGAGTACCTAAAGACAAATGTTCCTATTTGGATTACGGTATTGCTTACCGTGCTTGGGGAGTTGGCCGCGAAGCTGTGGGCGTGGATACAAGAGGTTGCGATCCCGTGGATTGTGGCGTTTGCACAAATGATATGGGCGTACCTAAAAGAAAATGTGCCACAATGGATTGTAACAATAGTAGAAGTCCTTGGCATCTTGGCATCTAAGCTGTGGGAGTTTATTACAACAACGCTGATCCCTTGGGCGATAGATCTCATACAAAAGGTGTGGGACATCATAAAAGAAAAGGGACCAGGGTGGCTTGAAAAGATAAAAGAGATTCTTGTAACTATTATAACGGCTCTCTGGAACTTTATAACCACTGACTTGATTCCTTGGATTGCCAGCGTTATAGTAACTGTTGTGGACTACTTGAAAGAGAATGGTCCTCAATGGCTTGCGACATTGGCAGAAGTGATGAAGCTGTTGTCAAGGAAGTTGTGGGCATTCATCCTAGAAACGGTCGTGCCTTGGCTGAGAGATCTGATCAAAAAGGGTGTGACGTGGCTTGGGAAGATTGCAACGTCGTGGTGGGCCAAGATTAAGGAAGGCCTTGATAAAATAAAGCAGTACTTTGTTGACATCTTTGAGGGTATCAAAGAGATCGTGATGGGCGCAATTAAGGGCGCAATCAACGGAATGATTACGTTCCTTGAAGACGGAATCAACAAGATAATTGAGGGCATTAATAGTTTCATTAAGACTATAAACAAGGTGCTTAGAAGCGTTGGCATTGGGGAACTGGGCCTGATTGGAAAGGTATCTATCCCAAGGCTTGCGAAGGGTGGTATTGCATTACAAGAGCAGCTTGCAATTGTTGGTGATGTGCCAGAAGCGATTATACCGCTTGATAAATTGTCAGGCATGGTTGGGAATACAGATCGTCAAACACCGTCTATCAACATTACTATAAAAGACAACACTGTGAGAAGTGATGAAGACTTGGATAGGATAGTAAGCGAAATATCGCGCAGGCTTGGTACAAAATTGGACGCAAAGATCAGGACAGTCGGCGTTAGGAGTATAAATATATAATGGCTTATGTGTTACAATTAAGTGATGGAACAAATACTATAGACTTCCTTGGCAGCAGCGGTGTGTCATGGTGCTTGCTAGAAGATGGAGGACTAGAGATCACAAACCCAACAAAGAGGGAAATGTGGTCAGGAAGTGGTGCGTGGCGATTTGGGCGCGAGCTTGCTTCGTTTGCATATGACAATAGGAAAATCCGCATTACGTTTGAGATTGTTGGGGATGATCGTGATGACATTTTGGACAAAAAGACTGCCCTTGTTAACCTTATTGAGTTAGCACGTGATAGCCAGATCAGGAGTCTTGCTACTCCTGTGTATCTAAAGTACCAACTTGATAATACAACAAACCACGTATATTTTGATGTTCTTGACGGCGAGCTTACTTTGCCGTTAAATATAATGTCGCTGGAGGCGTTAAGTTGGACTGTAGGGAGTGGGCAGCCGTCAATTAAGGGGTTTTCCCTTGAATTGACGTGCAAGCCTTTTGCAAGGGGCGAAGCTGTTCAGCTGGTCAGTGGCACAACAGTATATCCAGTTGATGACACGTCAAGAAATAATTACGTGTCTTGGAATGGCAGTGCGGTAAAAGGCGACATAGCAGGGCCGTTAACTGTGAGATTCCTGAATACGTCTAGTGGAATCCCAAACACAGACATTTATGGAGTTTGGATGGGACTTAGAGATCACGGGACACCTTCTAACTGGACATACAACGTGCTAGAGGGAGAAGATGCAACGTGGGTTGGTAGCACTACACCCTATTCTGATGCAAACTATTCTGGTGGCAGCGCATATGGAGTTACAATAGCAAGCACAGATGACTACAGAATGTGTCATTGGGATATTCCAGATACAACTGCGGCTAATGTCATAGACCTTCGTGGACGTGTCAGGGTTATTGCTCTCGGTTATTTCCCACAAAGCGCACAGTTTTGGATCACTATGCGGAAATGGATTACTGATTATGTTATATATCCGCGAGCGATACCTGGGGTTTATGGAAGTGTGTACGTGTGCGACTTGGGGGTTATTGATCTTTTGGCCTGGGGCATTGAGCCAGATCAGGGGGCAGCATCGGTCGAACTTACATTGTGGACAAAGCTAGCAACTGCTGGGCAGTCTGTCCGTGTCGATGCATTATATATGATACCAGCGGAGGACTATAAGTTTCGTTCCTGGAAATGGATGGGATACAGACAGCTTACAAGCACATACATGGAAGACATTGGTATTTCTAATCAATTGGCTTATGGTGTAACCTTCAAGGCATTTACGGCGGAGCCTAGCGGGTTGCCAATACATGCTACTCCTGGTAATGATGCTCGTCTATATTTCACATGGTATACCCCAACTGGATCGTATTATGGTAATGGCACTGCGTCTGTATATGTGTGGCACACACCATATTATGTAGACCTAAGAGGAACTGATTAATGTTTGACTTCTCTATAAAGGTATATAGACACGATGCGACAACCACGCACTCTGGCACCTTCTATAGATTAATTGACGTGTGGACAGAGAAGGCGAAAAATGTCAGGTTCTCTACCAAAAATCCTGGTGGATTTTCAGAGTGTTCGTTTTCTATCGACACGCCATATGCAGAAGCATTTGATATATATGAATCCTATCACCACAATTATATTACAATAGAAAGTGGCGGAGGTGACATAATTTGGCAAGGGAGGATTTATGAGATTACGCCTGAGCCGAATCAGGTTTCTATTCTTGCATACGGTATGTGGTCACACGCATTTGACGTAATCTATGATAGCTCCTACTTTTTGCAAATACCTGGCGCGGAGAACTCAATACTAAACAAGACAGCAGACGTTGCATTTTCAAGCACGTATAGAAGGTTTGCTCAGTCGTTTCAGCTTGACGAAGCAAGGGCGATTCAGGACATACAGGTAAGGCTTGCGAACCCATCAACACTAGACGAAGGATTTATCGTATGCGAGCTTTGCGCTGATAGTTCTGGAGTGCCTGGTACGGTACTGGCTTCCCGTAGCATATCGGCTACAGCAATTGAGACTTCTGGTTTTAGCGAGTACGCTGGCCTTACAACCACTTCAAGGTTAAGCGCAAGTACAACTTATTGGATCTCACTTCGGTGTAATGTTGTTGATCCTTTAGCTGTTACTGTTGGCATTGACGAGAATGAGAATTATGCGGATGGAAAGTTAAGATATTACAATGGAAGCTCTTGGAGTGATTATCCTGGCGGCGCTGATATGATATTTTATGTCTGGACGCACCAGAAATTTAATTATTATTCTGGAACAGCGTCAACGGCACTAGATGTGATTGAAGATGCTGTAAGTGCTTGTCCGTTGTTTGATTCTAGGGCAATAATAGCAAGGGATACAGGCACTGCAGTTGTAAACCCAATCACATTTAGCAATGGCGAGAAGCCAGGTGATGTGATGGAGAGAGTGGCGGCGTTTGGATCGTCAGATGCAAATCCAGAGCAGATGTTTGTTGGTGTATATGACGCAAATCACGCTGGCACAAGTGGCCCTGTAGTTCATTTTAGGAAATTCTCTCAAGGTCGGAAATGGTATATAGATATTTCTGACCTGGCTTTTGGGCAACAAGGAATGTCTTTGTCGTCAAGCCTTGACGGAATGAAGACAAGGACTGCTGTTTTGTATAGCGATAGTGTTGGATCAAGGACAGCGACGCCTTGGGTTCCAAATGATTACTATGACAGCAAGTTCGGGTATAATAGGGATGGACTATTTAGTATTGCTGGTGCAAGCGAAACGGTAGCAGATCTTGTATCTGCTGTTGTTGCAGACGCTTACGGAAGGCCTCAGAGCAAGTTGTCGCTATTATTGGAAGGATATGTTCGTGACATGGCTATGAATAGGTGGCCTGTATGGTACGTTCGCGCTGGTGACGTGCTGAAAATCAGGAACCTTTTTCCGACGAGTTCTACGCTGTCAGACGCAGTACTTGACGGTATATCTACGATATACATTCAAGAGACAGATTTTGATGCAACCGCTGGAAGGATGACAATAACTCCTTCTGATATGAATAGGTCACTACTTGATATTGTTCTTGTTCTGGCGGGACTTAGCGGCGGGAGTATGGTATAGGATATGGCTGGCAATATTGAAAGAGAAAGAATACCAAAACTTGGCGACACGTCCTTTTCTGGTAACGTGTTGTCTAGTGAAGATGGACGCTATGATCTTGGCGATATAGATCATCGTTGGAGAAGGTTGTTTGTAAAAGAGATAAATGTGGCGCAGGTAACATATGTTACAGAACCAGCGATAGATGCCGACACGGTAGATGGCTTTCACGCAGACTCTACGCCAACCGCTGGATACCTGCTTGCACTTGACGGAAGCTTGCATTTTCCAAGTAGCACATACGCTGACGCGTTGCTAAGGGACGGAACGAGAGGGCTAACAGCAGATTGGAACGCTGGAAGTTTTTCAATCACGGCGGCAGGCCTTACTATAAACGGCGATATTATTGTCTCTGGGAATGTTGACGGTGTAAATGTTGACGATCACTCAAGTCGGCACGATCCTGGCGGGGCTGACGCACTAACAACTGCGGTAGCGTCTGACGTGTCACTTCAGTCCAACGCAGAGGGAAGTGCTGCGTCGCTGGCGAGATCGGATCACTTGCACCATTTGAGCGAAGCTATAATCCCAACGTGGACAGGGAAGCACACGTGGGGTACTAGCACAGAGATTAATTTTAGAGACACCGCGCTAAGAATTTATTCAAGCGCCGACGGCCAATTGGACATTGACGCAGATGTCAAGCTAGAGATTGTTGTGCCTAGTGTTAGTATTGACGGAGACATTGATTTTGTTGGTGCCCAAGAGATAACAACGTCAAGCGGAGATTTAACATTAGCACCAGTCGGGAACCTTAGCATAAACGCTGACATTAGCTTCGTTGGCGCACAGCAAATTGTGACGACGGCAGATAATCTTACGCTGGCACCAGTGGGAGATCTTGAACTTAATCCAGGTGGTAATGATGTACTTCCTGGCAACAACTATGACATAAACCTTGGCGCATTAAACCTAAAGTATCTGACACTCCACGCTGCGGAATTGTGGGTAGAAACACTTGTTGCGCAGAATACAATTGCAACAATCGGCGGCAGGATTCTTGTTGGGCCGACGACAAAGCTAACCTCAGACGTAGGTGTTTCAGATACAACAATTTATGTTGAGCATAATACACTTGCAGATGGAGACACTGTTTACTTAGAGGCGAACTCAAAGATAGAGTTTATTGAAATTGATAGTACTCCTGGCGGCGTCGGCCCATATTCTTACACGGTTATTCGTGACAAGGATGGCTCTGGCGCGAATGAGTGGTATGCTGGCGATGCAGTATTCAATACTGGCGCAGCCGATGATGGCTTCATGGATATTTATAGCTTTACTGGCATGGACGGAGCGTCTACAGGCCCGACGATTGTTGGGAATGTACGCAACTCTTTGACCTATAATGACTGGACAGAACATTGGGCAATTGGAAACCTAAATGGGCTATATGGTTATGGAGTAGATACCTACGGGTTGGGACTTGGTGAGTATGGAGGAGATCATATTGTCATTGATCCGTCAGACGGAATCAGATTTAGGGATTCTTCAAACAACGTTCGGGCGCAGTTGACGGGCGGGGCGTGGACGATTGGAAGGGTCGGGGCAAGTCTTTCTAATGTGTATATTGCGGCAGGGGCCGTGCAGTTACGCACGAACACGACCGTCAACCTGGAACTAACAACTGCTGGGGCCATTATTATTGGCGATGATAGCTCTGGTAAATACGTAACAGTCGATAGTGGCGGCATTGAAATGTTTGCCAATTCTATCAAGGTTGTTGATATTGACGGTACTACTGGAGACTTTGTATTTGGTCAGGTGGCCGCGAGTAAGGCGAACTTGTTTTGGGATCAGTCAGAAGGGAGACTCAATTTCCGTACCAACACAAGTGCTAAGCTGTGGATTGACACTGATGGTTCGCTAAGGGCTGGCGGGAATATGATCATGCTAGACGACACGGCTCTCCACCTTGTTAGTGGTTCTGGTGGGGCTGCAACATATATTAATTGGCACTACGCTACTCTTGCAGGTCAAGTTGATGCGCAGATATATACATATCAATCAACAAAGGCTTATTTGAATCTTCGCGCAATTGGCTATGGGGTGTCTGCGGAACACGCCGTTGTTGGCCTGCTAGCAGAACACTACAACACTTCTACAAAGAACTCTACCCTTTATTTATACTCGGACGACAATCCATATGCCCTTTTCAGTGGATATGTTGGGATTCCCGATGGCATCACCGCACCGTCGGGGTTGTCCAATACCGCTTCCATCTATGTAGACACATCTGACTCTGTACTAAAGGTTAGACATGGGACTGGAACACCAATAAGTCTTGAGGAGCAGGGCGGCAGCGACACAGGATCGTCATGGAACAGTGGCGGCAATACCGTGATCAATACGACCTACACCACGATTGCAAGCCATTCGGTTACGGTGGCAACTGGGCAGACTCTGCTTGTCCATGCCCATGCGTCGTACTATTGTTCTAGTTACACGGCAGACGAATACATGCAGCTTCGTATCTATGATGGCACAACGTCTATCTACCAGATTCAGACAATTACCAAGAACGGATTGTACTATACCTACGGAATGACGGTCAAGCTCGCCAAGACTGGAACCTACACGGTGTACTTGCAAGGCATCAGGGGCAGCACCGATATTAACGGCTATGTGCCACAGTATTATGGTATTCTAACTACAGAGGTTGTAAATGAAGTATAGGTGTGATGTTATGGCCTTATTCCTTCGTCTGCAAATTGATATTGACAATCCGTCATTGTTCGCGTATAATAGGCAGAGTTATTGGAGGTCATAATGAACGTAAAAGTTATCGATATGTTAAATGCAATAGAATCTCTCAACGTGCTTATGGGGCAAGGCCTTCCAGCGCGTATAGCCTACAAAATAGCGCGATTGGCAAGGCTGATAAACGCAGAGATTGACATTTTTACAGAAACAAAAAATGGCTCGTTTAATAAGTACGCTAAGGAAGATGAGGATGGCAAGCTAAGAGTGCCAGAGGATTCTGCTGGTGCTTTTAGGGCAGATGTAGACGAGTTATTGCAGTCTGAAATCATGTTTAACATAGAGTGCTTAAATATTGACGAGTTCGGCGATGCGGAACTAAGGCCGTTAGACCTGCTATCACTGCAGCCATTTATGTGTGAATAGCAATTCCTTAATTGGAGGAAGTGTATGGGCTGGAAAGATTTAGCTTATGATGCCAGGGACAAAATGCTTGCACAAAAGATTGCTGGTGTGCCAGTGGAGGACTTGGCAAAAAAGATTGGTATGCGACCAACTACACTGGACCGCAGACTTAGAGAATGGGCGACTATAAACGAGACAGCAGGTATTAGGCGTCCAAAACAAAAGCAAGTAAAATGGAATACACCGCCAAGATTTAAGGGCGATGCAGTTATTGCTGGCGATTTTCATATGCCTTTTATGGACTACGACTTTGCGGAAATCATGTTGGACACAGCTATGGTACTATTGCCAGAGCCACGAAGGTTAATTGTCGCTGGCGACTTGTTCAATATGTCGGCATTTAGTAGCTTTATTGCCACAAATCCATATCAGCCTTCGTTTAGGTCTGAATTAAACGTGGTAGTGTCTTTTCTTGAGGACGCGTTGAGGGTGTTTGATTCTATCGATGTGTTGCTTGGGAATCACGAGCTTAGGTTTGTGTATAGACTTGGGCAACTAGGCCATGAGGAACTTGAAAAGGCTGTCGGGGTTGACAGCGTAAAGTTTCACGAGTATGCCTATTGTGTTATAGAGACACAAACTGGAGAATGGCGCATAACGCACCAGAGGAATTACAGCACGTCAGCACAGTCCGTTGGTAGGAAGCTGGCACATAAATACAGGCAGCATATTATTACGCACCACCAGCATAAAGTCAGCAAGGGATTTGATGACTCTGGAATGAGTATTGTGATTGACAATGGGTGTATGGCCGATCCTGAGAAGTTGGATTATGTTAGCCAGGTTGACAACACTTTGCCAATTATGACGCAGAGCTTTGTCGTACTTCGCGGCGGTGTTGCTAATCTGTTTGTAAACAACACTGCTTTTACAGATTATAGTTTTTTAGAGAAATAAAAAAGGGTGCCGCCGTAATTTCCATTAAGTATATTAGTGGCGGCACCCTCATTTATTTGGCCGACGAGTTTTCGATCTTTGCGGCATATAGCCCTAATCGCTCGTCCGCCCGATCCCCCAACTTGCGAAGCTGCTAATTCGGCCTGTTGATTCGCTGCTCTTTTGTGTATGTAGTTCTGTGTCAGCCGTTGGCATTAC